GCGGATGCCGTTTTCGTGCAGGTGACCGAGCAGAGCAGCAACCGTATCGGCGGTGACGCGGTACTGGCCGAGGTTCTGTTCACCCATAACTTTGATGTCATAGGAAATGCCCTGCTCCTGCAACAGCGTTTCGATGGTTACGTTTTTATAGGCTTTTTTCTGTGCGGGCATCTGCTTGAGCTTGAACATCTCATTCTCGCAAGTAATGACTACAGGGGTCTTGAAACCTACATCGCGCACGTAACCCATAAAGGCCAGCTGCAAGTCATCATTGTAACCGAGCCACACCTTTACTGCATCACCGCGCTGTACGGGGATTTCCGCAGTACCGTCCCACTTGATTTTTTTCGGCAGCGTCAGACGGCATTCGTCCGTCAGCTTTTCGGTGTCGCGGGTGATCTCCACCTCCGTGACCTTATCGATCAGCCAAGACTTCGCGCCCGTGATTTCTATTTTTGCCGTCAACCTGTACATCGTTTGAATGCCGTTTAATCACTGTTTAATACTCCGTGCTATACACGTTATACTCGCCGTCGCTCACTGCGGAAATGCTCACGCTTTGATAATTGCTTGCCGTGTCCTGCGTGACGGAAAAACTCTTTATCACGATGCTGCCGATGTCGAACAGCTCCAGAAATGCGCTATGTACCTTGATGGCCGCCTTTTCATCCAGAAAGGCGCGCAGTTCGCGCAGGCCGTCTTCGGGGTACTCGTCCACGATGACCCCGTTTCGGACGGCGGCTACACCGACAACGATATTTATCTGGTAGTCTCCCTCGTTGATGTACTCTTTCACCGTACCGTCCATGCCGACCATCTGTGTGGTCACGATGTTTTTCGCGCGACTGACGGCACAAACAGCATCATTTATTACAAGCGTCTTGTTATCCTGCGTGCGCAGCGTAAGTTCACACAGCACATAACGCCCCTCCCAATAGCTTTTATCGGTTATCGGCGTAGGCAAATCGCGGGTCGCAATAGCTCCGCCGCGACCGTTCCAATCGGGCGACTGTCCCGTGCGTGACGGCTGCAGCCTGTACAAAGTACCTTTCGTCTGCGTGGCTATGCCTGCGGCCACGAATGCGAAACTTACCGGTGTCATAACTAAATTGCCAAGTTTACATCGTTCAATGCGGACAGCAAGGCTTCTGAAACCATGTCCTTGACCTTGCCCAAGTCCTCCGATAGGTTGGTGGTGTGTATCTCGAAACGCTCTACCAGCCTGTCCACGTTGATCGTTATATTTCTAATCTTCCCACTGCCGTCGGATTTGCCGCCTGTTGCCGTGCCGAGACTGCCGCCGGTAGGATCGGGAGGGATTACAACGGGGACGTCCACCGTGGGAACATCTACGGTCGGGGCATCCGGGTCGGGGTTCTCCTCTTTCTTCCGCTTGGCTTCCTCCTCCTTTTTAGCCGCAGCCATTTCCGCATCGTAGGCTTCGTTGAACGCCTTGCCTACGTTCTTGCCGAAGTCCGAAAATCCGCCTTTCAGTCTGTTTATCGCATCCTTGATGCCTTGCCCGTCAAGCGAGAAAGCAGCCACGATAAGGTCGCCTATCGAGCCGAAAACATTTTTTGCCAAGTCCCAAATGCCTTTGAATGTGGCGACGAACGCTGCCCCTATACCTTTAAGCACCGCGCGGAATTTCGCTGATGTATTCCAGAAGTATGTGCCGAGAGCCACCAGTGCGGCAATGGCCGCGGCTATCCAACCGATAATCGGAATGCTCTTAATAGCTACACCCACGGCACGACAGGCCGACACGGCGCTGACCCTGAAAGCCGTGAATGCAGCGGTAGCCGTGGCCGAAAATGCGGCGGAAGTAGCGCCGCCCGTAATGAATGACATAATCAGCGCACCCAAGCCTTTGAGAGCTTGAAAAATACCCACCGTCGCAAAGCGCAGCACCGCCAGCGTGGCGCGGATCATGTTTATGGAAAAGCCGTTAGAGGCAATTTGCCCGGTAACAAGTTCGCGGTTCATCAAGGTCATTTGCAAACGCGCCGCATGGACAAAGCTCTGCACACGCGACCACATGGATGCCCAGTTCAGATTATAAATGGCTTTCATCCCTGCCAGTACCGCTTGGAATAATGGGGTAAGTTGCGCCAGCGGTATCAACGCCTGTGCAATCACCCCGCTCCATAACGAAAAGTCTCCCGTTAATTGGAACAGAGATATTTTTATGTCCTCAAACTGCTGGATGACACGTGCCTGTCGCTCTGCATAACTATCCATGATAATGGCGGCCTGCTCCTCTGCCGATTCGGTGCCGGTTATTGCTTCTGTTAACCGGGCAAGTTCGTCGCGGCTCTGTACCAACGCGCGGGCGGCATTGCTGTTCTCCATGCCGAAGAGCTTCGAGAACAGGGCGGCGTCATTCATCACGGGCGCAAGCATGTCAAGCCGCTCTTTCAGCGTGAGGCTCGTGTCAGCAAGTCTGATAACATCGATGCCAGCCGCTTCAAGTGCCTCCAGCGTATCTTTGGGCATGAAACGGCCTTGTCCTAATATAGTCAGCGTATTGCGTAACGCAACGCCGGCCTCCGAACCCTTTTTGCCCGCCTTGTCGAGTACCTGAATGGCCGCGTTGGTCTCCTCGAAACTTACGTTTGCAGCTTTCGCAGCCATACCGCACTGCTCCAACGCTACTTTAATGGCGGGAAGTTCCGCCGAGCCCTCCTGACCGGCTGCAGCCATGACATTCATCATACGCGCCATCTCCTCGCTGGCCTTTATCGGGTCGTCGAGGCTCACGCCGTACTGGTTCATCGCTGTGGTCAGAACCTCCGCCGCGGCCACGCCGTCGCCGCCCATCAGTTTGCTGGTGGTAGCGATACTGTTCCCCATAGCCTGCAACGCATCTGGGTACTTGCCCAGTTCGGGAGACAACTGCGAAAGCAGAAGTTTGTAACCCTCCACGGCCTGCGAAGCATCGATGCCGAAAGCCTTGGCGCTGTCGCGGGCATATCCTTCTATCTTGTCGAGGGTTTTGCCGGTAACTCCTGCAATGGCACTGAGGTCGTGCATTTGGCTGTCGAGGTCGATGCCGGACTGCACAAGACTTGACATGGCATTGCTCGCATTCTCTATATATTCGCTTATCAACCCGAATGCAGCAAAACGTTGCTCCCATGCGCTTAACCCGGCACGAGCCGTTTCCACATTTGCATTGAAACGCCCGGTGCTTTCCGTCATGTCGTCTATGACTGTGGTAAAATTGCCGCCTACGTTAAATTGATAGTCGAATACATTTGCCATTGGAATGTTATTTGTTACCTTTGTGTCATATACAGCGGTTATATGGATATTATCTTAACCATACTCGGCTATGTGGCCATCGTTTTACAATGGGGCGCTCTTTATATAGGGTTGCCTATTGTACTACTGTACTTTGTTTACAGGGGAATCGTCAAGCCGATCGTTTCTTTGGTCAGGAAAAGTAATCGCTCATCATTTCCCTACGAACATGGCCGCTAACATCTCTGTCCTGTTTTTCAGTCGCCACTTCTCCAGCCACAACGCTTGTGCGTAGTGCGCTGCCCAGTCTTCGTAACTCCCAGCCGTCGGGTCAATGCCGAGGTTGAAGCGTATCAAGGCACACCCCTTCAGAAAACCGTCCTTATCGTCGTCCTCAGAAAGGAGGTGTGCCTCTACAAGTTTTTTAAACTACCGAGGCACGAGTTGAACAGCTGTCCGAGCTGCGCCGTCGCCGCCATGAACAGCAGCGCATCTTCGCGTATTTCGGGGTCGCCGCCCAGAAAACAGTTGTCGTAAAGTACCGTGGCACCTTTCACCTCGTCGGTCTTTGTTACTTTCGTGACCGCCGACATGGTTTCCAACGACGGGCGTTTGAAATAAGCCACATGCAGGTCGTCACCGTCCGTCACGTTGATACGGACAACGCGCTTGTGCGCAGCTTTCCATTTATTGATTTGTTCCTCGGTTACACCGCCGTCGTAGGTCTTTCCCTGCGGCTGTTTCGGTTCGTTATTTTCCATATGCTTTTATTGTTAAAATCCGCTACTATTTTGCCCATTCGATATGCGACGGAACGAGTTCGAGTTCCACCTCTTGTCCCGTGTCGCCCTCTTTCCATTTGCGGCTGTTTCCCGAAAACTGCACGTTGCGGATTTTGTCCGTCTTGATGATGCCGCTGTCGGGCAAATAGGTGACCGTAATATCGAAAGGAGCAAGGTCTTGTATGCGACCGTTCGGGGACTGCGACTGTATAGTTTCCACTTCCTCCTGATACAGGATGATTTTTGCCGTCGGAGTGATTCGTCCCTTTGCTCGGCCTACAGGGTGACGGCCTGCGCCATACTTGTTTACCACGTCCTGACTGTCACCGTATTCGATACCCGTAATACCCGTAAGGGGTACGCCGTTGATGGTTGCCACGATGTCCGCCCACGAGTAAAGCATTCCGTTGATCAGGGGGATGCCGTTGTTGATTGTACTTGCCATTGTTATACTGTTTTAGCGAAACCGATTTTTACCTTGATTTTACGCATGACGCCCACGGCTACCTGTCGGATAACGATTTCCACCTCGCCGGTACTTAACACGTCCTGTTCGGGGTCGATTTCCACCCTGTAGCCCGACAGTTCGCCCGCCTTTTCCATATCCTCGAGGGCTTTGTTAGCCGTCGTTTCCAGATGGCTGACGCTGTACGCCTGCATCTTGCCCGTGTCTGTATCGATATAGATATTACCGCCCAGTTCGGGGATAAGGTAGGTGCGGATGCCGCGAACGGCCTTATCCATCGTGCGCACACTCTCGATCATGGCGTAGTCGCTCGTGGCACTGTCCATCGTATGGCTGTCGTTCACGTAGCTGCCGGCCTGCCCGATATGAGTGACGAAGAACAGGTAACGCCCGCTATCCAGCTGCTCAACGAGTGCCTTGTCGAGGTCGCGGTACAGCGTCCCGTCGCCAAAGGCTGGCACGCTTACGCCCGTCGGGAAGTTCTTTACCCAGCTGATGGACTGATGCACCGCGGCGGCGGAGAGCAGCCCCAGCACCACACCGATAGCCGACACGGAGGCTTTCGCCTCGCCGTTGGCCTCGTCAGCATAGAGTTCTGCACCCGTTCCGCTACCTGCCTGTGCAATTACCACGCTGACGCGACACTGGTTCGCACCGGCCACGTCCGCAGGCATGCTCTGCACGGCAGACACTTTCGGAGCATACAGCACCGAAAGCGGCGCGTTCTCTTCATCCAGTGCATCGGCCACGCCCTGAATGGCCGTCACATCATCGCTGGAAAATTCCTTGTCGCCGCACCAGATGGCCAGCTGCCGGATGCGACCGCTGGCGAAGTTCTGTACCGTCTTGATTTCTGTGAACTTGTAACTTTCAGGTTTCGGAAATACGCCAACGTACAGCGAGATACTCGGATTGACGCGGAAAATCTCCGAAAGCTGGTAGTGCAGCACCCGCACACCCCAGCTCTCGGCATCGTCCTTGATGCCCAACGCCTCGGCAGCGTTGATGGTGGAAACGGCCTGTACATGGTCGGTCTTGAAGCCCTCGGGGATTTCGGCCTCGGCCAGATAAGCGATGAAGCCGGATACATGGTCTTCGCCGACCACGCTCTTGGGCACGTTGCCGTTCTGTCGTTCGATTTTTAAACTGTTCATTTTCTGGTGACTTTTACGATGTCCTTATTTGCCAGAGCTGCGGCATGATTCTGTGCGTCCGAACGCAGGCGGAACGCCAGACCGTCCGACGTGACAAATACTTCTGCGAAGCCGTGTCGCGCGATGGCCGCCCTGCCCGCACTCTCCAGAACACTTGCGGAGGACTTTGCCGCAGGTCTCTGCTTTTTATCCTCCTTGTCTTTGTCTGCCGACACGGATGATTCCGTTTCAGCGGGGACAGGAGTGGACTCTGGAACATTGACGACAGGGGTGGCCTGTGCAGCCGGTTCCTGTGCTTCGGGTTTCGGAACCTGTGCGGTCGCCGTTTCTTCTTGCTTGTTTTTAGATGACATATCGTTAGCGTTTAATTCGTTTGTAAAATATCCATATCGCAAAGACGGCCACGGCCAGAAATAACACACCGACACTCAGCCGCAGGATATTTATACCACCGCTCGGCTTCTTCTCCTCGACCTGTTCGGTCTGGCTGACTTCCGTTGTGCGGTCTGCCGTTTCCGACTCCATCTGCACATCGGTTTCCGCCTGTACCGTCGCTTTTTCTTGGCTTTGCCGGGTCTGTTTCGTCTGGGTGCGCAAGACTGCTTTCACGGGTGGCAGTCCCGTACTGTCCACGGGCGGCTTGTCCGTGTCGAACACTACTAAGTCCGTTACGGTTTCGCCATCCATGACGGCCAGACGTTCCAACTGTAAAGCGAATTGCGCTTGCATCAGACTGTCGAAATGCGCCTGCGCGTCTGTGTGTACTTCGGTCTGTACAATGCCGGCAGTATGTTTCGTAGTAGCACATGAAAGCAGCAATACGAGGCTAAACAGCGGTACTATCCTTTTCATTGTCCTTATCAAGGGTGTCGTAAATTTCATATTCACGCGGAGGCCGGCGACGCTTGCAGCCGTTTACATCGCAGCGTGTAAATCTCAACCGTTCGATTACGATGTCCTTTTTGGCGATGATACTGTCTCGCTCGATCAGTTGGTTATACATCTGTTGCCGCTCGGTATAGAGTGCGTCGATTTTCCTGTCCTTTTCGCGGCTGTCCTCATCGCTCTTTTCGTAGAGTTTCTTCCATTCGTCGGACTGCTTGGCCTCCACCTCGGCCTCTTTCATTCGTCGGGTCTGCTTGTAGTAGATGATACCGCCTCCTCCCAACGCTCCCACAATTGAACAGAATGCACTCGCGATGATGGTCAAATAGTCCATTCAGCTTCATACTATGCCTTGATCCCTATCTCCTGCAGCCACTGCGGCACATCGAACGAGGGACAGGCTTTCGCCGCCAGTTGGTTGTGGCCGACAATACGCACATCGGGATGCTTCGCGTGAAAGTCGAGCACATACTTTTTCAGTGCCTCTTTCTGCGCCTCGGTACGGGTATCCTTGGGCCGCATACTTGCATCACAGCCTCCCGCATAGACGATATGACGGCTCACGCTGTTGTAGCCTGCTGCGCCGTTGGTGATTTCCCACGGATCGACGTTCCCGTCCTCGTTATTGTCCACGAGACGCTCCACACTGCCGTCCAGATGGAACAAGTCCGTATAACCGACCTGCCTCCAGCCGCGCCCTGTGGGGATGGGCGAGGTGTGCCACCGCCTGATGTCGGCAGCACTGACCTCGCGCCCCTCTGGGGTGGCCGTACAGTGGATTACGAGATACTGCAACTTTGCCATTCAGCCGTCGGTTACTTGGTTACTTTCTCGCTGATGATGGCCACCGTGCAGTTTTTGTCTGAAAGAGGCAGGCAGATGCCCCACTTGCGGAAGTTCACGAGGTTGCGGTGGTACAGCGGGTCTTTCGACGCTTCGCTGTAGTAGAACTGAACCGAACCGTTGGCTTTCATCATGCGACCGACATAGAACGCCACGGATGCCTGCATGTCGGTGTCGGCAGTGGCCGCGCCCCAAGCGAGTTTCTTCTTCGTGGTAGCGTTATAATGCGGCGTACCGTCGTACTCATAGATGTCGAAGCCGTACAAGCGGCAGATTTTGCCCTCGGTCTGATTAATGTTGTAGTGCTCTTTGAACTTCTGCTCAGTCTCCAACAGGTCGTTGATGTGGTCGCTGCACATAACCAATACGCGGTCTTTTTTGGGAACACGCATCTTGTCGAAAGACTTTTTCAGCGCGAGCAAATCGGCGGCGATAAACTTTTTGCGTGTACCGTCATCGGCGCCCGTCGTCAGCAATACGGGTGATTCCGTCTTGTTTTCGGCAGGAGCAATCGCGTGAATGGCTTTTTGTCGCACCTTTTCTTTCAATGCCTCGCGGTGGCGCTCTTGTACGCTCGCCATCTTGTCATAGCTGCAAGCGTGCAGCTCGTCGTCGGTAACGGGCGTGGCCGTAGTATCGAAATGATCCAGCGAAATAGGCTTATCAGCATCCGTGAGTGTTTCAATATCCAGCGGATAGGTAGTGTTATTTACCAACACTTCGGGATCGCCGCCCAATTCGGTGAAGTGGATAACATCGTTATCGACATACTGGTCGTAACTCTTGATACGGTCGTACCATCCGAGGCTTTCAGCCGCAGTGCGGAATGCCTTAACCATTTCGCCCGTCCACACTTCGGTGAATACCGTCGCGCACGCACATCCTTTCGGCAATGCACCGAGCAGAAAACCTGCTACGTTTCCGCCGATTATGCCTACTGCGGGCGAAAAACCCGCCACGCTGGCGAGAGCCGCACCTGCCGCGCTATTGAACGCGACGGACGCTACAAAGGCCGCAATGGCCAAAAACACAGATTTGAAAAGTTTCATTGTCTTGTTGTTAGTGATTACTTGTTCGGGATTTCAGTGCCGTATTCGGCTTTGTACAGGCGGGCGTACTCCTGCGGCTGTTCGTCGCGCAGCTTCTCCATCTGCTCGGCGGGAACATCGGACAGTTTAGCGTAGGTTTTCGGCTCGTCGTCACGCAACGTATCTGTCTGGTGGATTACCTCCGTCGGCTTTCTGGCTGGGCGCATCAATGAAAGGGTTTCGCGCAACGCATCGATACCTGCCATCTTGCCGATATTCACGAAATGCTCCTTTTTGTCACCCGTGATGCGTTTCTCGGCAATTGCGCTGTCCACAACCGCGGTGATGCTGGCCAGTGTCAGGCTTTCCGCTTTGTCGCCCTTGTCTTTCAGTAGGCGGAGTGCACCTATTGCCTCCTGCTCGGTAGCCGTATCAGGCAGACCAAGCAACTGTAAAAATTCTCTGTTCATCCTTTGAGTTGATTTGTTGTTTTGATTATCTGCGTCGCCGTCGGGGGCAGTTCCCGCGGGAGCGGTTTTCCTATTCAGCGCAAGCAGGGGCAGCACATCGTTGTCCTCCCCCGCGGAAAGTTTCAGAACCTTGCCGCTGGTATCGTACAGTTGCAGGGCGTCGTTATTTCCCCCGATATCCACGATGCTGACTTCTTCCAGCCGACAGCGTGTGATGGTGCGCCGCGTCTGACCTTGCAGCAAATATT